AGCAAATCCACCTAAAGTTAATACATTTCCAAAAGTAAACACTAATCAGCCACCTTACAGAACTCATAAAACTTCACGTTTCCTGAACTACCATTATTTATCATACGTTCCCCTATTATCTTAAAGCCACACCACTTGATCCACTTAAGGTGCATCTCATTCCTACTATCTATGATATTCCATAGATGAGGAAATAAATTATTCATTCCTTCAACTTCAGTTCTACTTTCTCTTAAGAAAGGTCTTTTGATTTTCTTTAGTTTATCTGAACCTAACATCCAGACAAGTCCTGTTTTACTATCAGCAGGAACAACACCATACATACCAACAACTTGACCATAGTTATTTATGATAGACCGACAGACTCTCCCGAATAGATATCCAGTTAATAGAGATTGTTCTGGAGTCTTCCCTAGAGTATTAACTTCACGTTTATCTTCATACCTAAGATTAGGAGCTAACTCACATACATCGTGTAGCTGAGTAGCCCTATGAAAAGGCTTCATGTTATCTCCTTGCTACTGTTCTTACTACATAATTACCTTCCCAATCAGCACCAGTAAAGGCACAAGGAAGGTATGAGTCAGATATGAGTTCCATTTTTAGATCTCTGGAATCTGCCAATATAAGCTTTTTAAAGCTACCAGTTTCAAAAGGAATCGTACCAATCTTATTTAAAGGTGATCCTAAGATACGGCCTGTATAGACATGGCTGAACGCATCTCTTCCTGGAGCTGTCACCTGTAGTTTAAAGTAGCCAGTATTAAAGTAGTCTACATTGAACTTACGGATCTTCAAGACACCCCCTGAGAGAGAACTCAGTCTCCCCTGTACTTCACTCTTAATGGTAGGCTCAGTGAATTCATAGAGAAACCGGTATTCCTTACCGATGAAACATGAGTTAGCTGAGTGATCACCAGTAGCCGTGAGTGTAGTAGGGCTTGTCTGAGAAAGTCCTTGGACTAAATCTCCTTCCTTCCCCTCAAAAGCAGGACCAAAGATAACTCTAAAAGTAGACCCAAAGTCATCAGGATAGGGTATAGTCCAAGTAGTAAGATCAGCACCAGAACTGTAAGATCCTGTAACTTCTGTTAGTCTATCTAAGTGAGGCTTAAAGGAAAGCTGAGTAGAACTTTCAGTTAAGTTTACAAGTTTAGCATCTTGTAGTCTCATCTTATCTAGGTAAGTACCATCAGGTCTTACTATAATAAAATAAGCTATGTTTTCTATAACTTTTAAACCTACTACTTTTTCTTCATCTTTAAGTTTCCATTTAGACCACGAGCTTAACCTCTTTACTCCTCTCTCAAATAACATCTTATATATAAATATTTCATTTAAGTTCTCATCTGAGAGAGCTATAAGTGTATCATGGTGAGTATTAATTTCAAAGAGTCTACCCTTGATATAACTAGGAACATGAGATGTAATGTTTTCTGCTGTTTCTTCTTGTAAATCCTCAATTATTCCAAACTCTCTAACAATAGAAAAACCATCAGCATTATCAGCAAAGTATATTTTTCTTCCGTTTAGTACCGGTTTAACAACTTTATCATTTTCATATTCTGTCATTAATGATAGCTTGGCATTGGTAGGGGTAAGCCCACCAGCAGCAAACTGAGATAACTTAAACTGAGCAAAGTCACTGAAAAGATAAAGCTCTTCATTGAAAGGAACAGCATGATTCAAAAGACTGACCTGATTACTTGGAGATGCCAAGTCAATCATGTCGGTATCTAGGAGGTCTGTAGCTGTAGTATTATAAAAGTTATAAAATCCTCCTAACTCAGAAAGAACGATATTTTCTCCTGCTAAGAAACCTAATCGATTCTTATGGAAGAACATATCCTTAAGTTTTTCAGAGATAAACGAAGGATCTGGAGCTGTAGTTTCATCACCAACAACCCTAGCAGTCCATGTAATTGGTAAAAAGGAAAATGTAGTTCCACCAAAGTCAGTAGCAAAAGCATCATCCCAAGGGTATTCTGAAGACTTTGCAAACTGAACAGGCATAGTAGTTGCATCTAAACTATTTTCTAATCCTGGAGCTAAGGTTTCTACCCATTCACCTGCATCTTCATCCGCTTGGTTATTATGTTGTATCCAATAATCATCAGTTCCAGAACTAGGATCTCCAGTAATTTTAATAGTAAAGCCGTCCTTAGTTCTCGAAGGGAGATCCGTAAAAGATACAACACTATCCTTAATAGCAATACAATTTCCTTCTGGAGCTTCTACATGAAGGGTAAAATCACTACCATCTTTTTTAGTTAAATGAACATTTGTACTACCAAACTTGGTAATATCAAAAGTTGCTCCAATATTAGTTGTTAATTCGTCATAACAATCAGTTACTTGAGTAGAGGCATCATTACTAGCATTGATTGTAGATCTTAACGAACCATCTACATATACTAAGAAGTCTGTAGCATTCGTAGCTTGCTTGAGAAATACTATCCCTTCTGGATCTCTTGTCTCTCCTGTAGTAGCAGATTTAGCAACTGCTTTATTTTTATTTAAAAGAAAAGTATAATCAGCTACAGTAAATAATTTTAATTTATCTCTAGCATCGGCAGTAGTAAAATAAGTAACTGCATCTCCTGCCGTTCCAGCTCCTGAGATGCTCTTAGATGTCCCATCTAAATCCCATATCTCTATTTCAGATCCTGTAAAATCACCGCTGAAATCGGTACTGAATTGGTCTGAGGCGATGCTGACAACATATCGCTCATCATCATCTCGATTAATGAAATGTATACTAGCATTAGTATCAGTTTTGTTACTTAATTTAGCAACGTGTTCTAAAGGTGGACGTTTTTTTAACCCTTCAGCAGCAGTGATTAACCCATTTTCTTGGGTTTCACATTGGGAAGCTAGTCTTAATGAAGGGGGCTGTTGTGAAACTCCATTAATTAAGTTGCTTATTTGTTCTGTTATTAGTGGCATTTACCATGTTTTCCTATAGAGCTTGGTGGTATTATACATGTCTCTTGTACCATACCCAACATTAAATCCAGAACGCTCTCCTTCATCATCTAGTAAATCTGCATAGGCTTCTACTTCTTCTTGTCTGTTTACTGCTTCGGCTGAGACTTGTCCAATAATTTCTTCTTGGAAAATCCTGGCAGCCTTAGTCGTAATGTATTGCCTAGCAGTTTGAGGTATATCTTCAAAATCTAACAATGTAATTGTAACAGCATCATTTACAGAAGCAGTCCAAGTAAAAGTATTGTTACTTAAATCATAAAGAAAAGGAGATCCTTCTCTTCCTCTTATTGTGGTCAGCTTACTAGGAGAATAAATAGATAGAACTGTAGTTCCAAGTGGAATTCTACTATCAGAATCAAGAGATAATACTACATCCCATTCAGTATTAAAGTGCCAACCTTTCTGCTGTACTTCTCTATTGATATTAGATATTAAATTCTTAGCTTGTGTTACGTCTACGGTGGTTGCTGTTTCTAAACTTGAAACTGCTGCTTCACCTACAGCAGCTAGTAGCATATTAACAGCTTCTAGTTCACTGACAGGAACTGTAGTAAAGTGTGACATTTTAAGTTACCAGACTCATGCCCATAACCTGAGCATTTCTAATGGTTAAATTATCTGTAGTATCCATGTTAGCAACAAAGATAGAAACATAATCATTCGTAGCCATAGAAGCATATCCAAAGGTAACAAGATCAACTGAGTTAACTGTAACAGAAGGAGCAATTCCTACTATTTTAGTACCAGTAATCAAAGTACCATTCTTATGTAATGCTAATCCAAATTCTTTACTAACAGCAGAAGTATCAATTTCCAAGGAAGCTGAAGCTAAGAAAAGACAGTTGACTGTAGGAGTCCCTGTATATCTTAATCTGCCATCTGTATTTTCATCAAATTCATTTGCAGTAGGAGCTGTACTAAGAGTCCATGTTCCAGCCGTTCCTTCTACATACGTTCCACCTACACTGATTGTAGTACCACCAGGAGTTGAAACATACATACTACCTTGTTTTGTTTGAGTTGTCTCAATGAAGTCACGCAGGTCCTGAGGGGTAATAGAACCAGCAGCCTGACTGTCTTGAAACAAGTTTGAAACTAAGTCGCTTACGGTTCTACTTGTATCAGTCATTGTATCTCCAAAAAATATAAAAAAATGAGGAGCCTAAGTATTACCTTAAGCTCCTCAAAAGGTTAACTTTCAGTTACGGTAGTACCAGCACCAGAACCTTGTACCGACATACTGAAACCACAAGTAGCAGCTACAGCAGTAGACAAAGCTTTACCAGCCAGCCTTACCATAGCCTTAGCAGGAACAACGAAAGGAACATTTCCTGGAAAGGAGAATGAACCTGCATTGGTTCCACCATTACCACCACTAGCAGCAACTACGTCAGAGTCTTGCTCTACCAAAGTTACTTTAGCAACAGTACGCCACGATTCAGAGTTAGCTACACCAGAGGACTCAGCATGAGCCACCTGAAGAGCAATTTCAGCCGTACCCTGACCAGCAGCAACGGAATCTACATCATACCAAAAGCCATGAATATAACCAGTATGACCAGCAGGAATTTTCCAAGTACAGTTACCTGTCTCTTTAGAACCTGCATCAATGACAGCGTGTACTCCACCACCAGTTACATCAGCGATAGTGATAGCACCAGCAGAAGCAAGACCAGAACCAGAAGTCATAATTTCAGCTTTCTGGATAAAGGAAATATTCTGCTCAACCAGTTCATATTCAGTCGTACCATTCATGGTAACTGTTTCAGTATACTGATTAAAACTGTCATCTAAGTACGTTACTTTAACAGTTTGAGCACCAGTTCCAGCAGGAGAACCATCGTCATCAGTAGATGCAGATACAATATCTATATCTGCACCAGCAATAACAGGAAGAACCTGATCAGCATTGGTGTTACAGATTGTTTCAAATGATGTTCCAATAGTAGCATTATCAGCATAAGGCTGAACTAGTGATACATTAGTAACAGTATTAGCAGCAATCGCTAAGGATTGGATATTAGTAATATCAGTCATAGTATAATATCCTTTCCTTAAGAGGTTTTAAGTTCAACACAACACTCAGGACGAATGAAACTATGACCCATAGCATACTTAGCCACAATCCACCAACCTTGAAGTCTAATGTCGTATTCAGTTTCAACTGCTAGATTCAACAACTTAACGGTAGCTACTGCTGACTTGTGCATAACTAATGCCTTAGTCGTAGAGAAGTTACCTTCATGAGTTGTGACTCCAGTAGAATCACTGACAGTAGTAATAGGAAGATTATTGGTTTTCACAATATGAATACCAGCTACCTTCATAACTTCACCTTCTGCATATACTCCTCTTCCACCCCAATCACGGTTGATCAGGTTGGTAGTTTCTGCCATCAAGTAATATTGGGCAGGACGTACATACATATATCTGTCATTTTCAGGAACATTGTTCTCATCCATTTGTTCAGCAGCATCAAACAAGCCACCACCCAAAGTAGAACCAGCAGTTCCATAAGAAGCATTAGTAAGTACAGTTCCACCGTTACCACTCGTAACGAGCGTAGAGGAACGTGCTCCTAACACACCTTCTTGAAGTACATTCTTATCCCATTGAGTACCAAGTATAATACCAGCCTCTTTAGCATAAATAGAACGTACATCATAATGATTCATAGCTTCGTCAAGATTGTTGACAAAGTGATCTGCAAGCAGCAGACCATCAATAGCAATGACTTTCTCATTCTTATTGATTGCCGTACCATCAAGTTCAACAGCCGTAGTAGCAGTGCTACCTGAGCTATTAACATAAGCGTATTCAACTGAAGCAGTTTTCCACACAAGTGGGAACTGAGCTGAAATACCTGAACTGATAGAACGGATAACGTGCTTGTCCATCGTAACACTCGCTTGTTCAAAAGCGGTCAATACTTCACCAGCATAGACCTTAAGAAACATAGCACTGGAATCACCAGCACTGTTTTTTTGACCAGAGCGAGACATTACTTGAACAGGTGCTGTAGTTGCTGTTACACCCATAGCAAGTCTCCTTTAATTAAGTTAATAAAAAGTATTTGTAACAAAAATTGCTATACTTCTTCATCAACTTTCAACTAAAGATTATCCACCTCAGCAGGTCTTTGTCTACTTGTTTAATTACTCTATAGCTCGTTGTGCTTTACTCTCTTAAGTAGCACCTAAAGAAAATACTTC